AAGAGTAGATATGGGAATATCACATATGTAAAAACCAGCCGCGCTCGCAAAGACCGTGGCGGCGGAACATGGCTTCACCCAAAACTGGCGGTCAGATTTGCTCGATGGCTTTCTGTAGATTTTGAGATCTGGTGTGATGAGCAAATTGACGCAATCATTCAGGGTTCCGTTCATCATATCGACGATGAAAGAATAAAGGCTATTTTCCTTCTGGATAAATCTCAGCCATGGGAAAAGAGGTTTAGCGATCCGTTTTATTCTGCGATGTTCAAAATGTCAGGGCTGCCCCGTCATCGACCAGGTCGTCGCCCCGCACTATTTGGGATGATCAGTGCCAAGTGGGTATATGGCCCGGTATTACCACCAGAAGTATATGCAGAGGTTAAAAGACGGCTGGCTGCGGGAGACAAAATCCATCAGCACCTTAAACCTGACGCGCTGACATTGGTTGAGCGACAGATCATTGCCGTTACCAGCATTGCCAATGGGTGCTCTGATTATCGTGATTTCGAAGCGCGTTGCATGTCGGCATTCCCGGTGAAAGGGCAGATGAAATTGCTCTATGCGGCGGCCTGATCATGAGCACCCGAATAATAGAATGCGCCTCCAGAGCGGGGCGCGACTTCTCAGAGTTCATGAAAGGCGAGAAGGGCATGATGGAAGCATTGGCCTCGGTGGATGAGTTTGGCGAGCAGCTGCGCCTCAACGGCTGTGTCAATCATCACTTTGTTAGCTACATGATGCGGAACTCGATCATGCAGGCATTCATGGACATGGCAAAAGCCGAGAGGAAAGAAGAGCGCCGGCGTAAGCGAGCGGAAGCAAAAGCGAAGTAGCCATTACAAAGCCCATCTACTGGTGGGCTTGATAATGGTTATCCCCGCAAGCGGATAATATGGTTTTTATCCCCTGCGGGGTATAAATAGGACTTGCAAATGCGGGGTTTATCATTTTGAAGCCAATGACAGGAGTGGGTATGACACTTGAAGAACGAATTACAGCTTTAGAAAAGGCAGTCACATGCATTGTGAATGAAAAGCAAGAGGACACAACTGCCTTTGTTGATAAAATTATTCAGGAGATGCGTCAGTCCTCAGTATTTTCGCAGCTTCTAGAAAGGCCTCGTGAAGATTAGGGATGTTTTTAACACGTTCAGGATCAAGTTTTTCCTGGACAAATTTTGTCAACCCATCATATAAATCTTTGTTCGGGTACAGCTCATTAACTGCTTTAATTAGTGCTCCAAAAGCAAGCTGATTTGCTATTTTTTGTACGGCTAATTCTTTTTCTAACTGCTCAACCTTTTCTTTTAAACCAAAACCTTCTGACATTTTTGATTCCTTATTCTGAGGTAATCAGCCATTACTCTTTATTAAGTGCGCCAGTGTCCCACCACCGACGGGCTGAATGCCTACATTAACCAGGGTTAAGACGAAACAACACCCTGATATTCAAACAGTAGCCGCCATCACGCGGCTTTTTTATGCGCATCGCACGCGCACATCGTAGAAAGTCTTTCAGCTGTGAGCCTGGGCAAACCGTTAACTTTCGGCGGCTTTGCCGTGCGACAGGCTCACGCCTAAAAGGAAATAAATCATGGGTCATAAAATTATCACGTTGTCCGGCGCGGCGACGGATGTTCTGTATGCGCTGTTTTTCCGTGGCGCGCTTCAGTCTGGTGATCTGCCAGCCAAATCTGGTGCTGCTGAGCTTCTAGAGCTGGGATTCGCTGAAACACGCCATACCGCGACGGAGTATCAAAAGGAAAATTATTACACCTTCCTGACCGCTGAAGGGCAGGAGTTCGCCATTAAGCACCTGGTGAATACGCGCTTTGGTGTTCCTGCTGGTGGTTATATTGGTGGCTCTGTAAATATTCAGTTTGGCCGGATAGAGAACGACCCACGAAAAGGCTATGCCATCAATGTTGGCATCTGTCCCGAAATTAAGACCGGCGTGAAGCTATCCCCTGAAATGGTAAAAGCGATCTCAGATGTTGTGTCCGAGGAACTGAAGAAGAGTCTTCGGCCAGGTGGCACGATATGGTCAGCGCTGTTGCGATGAATGGACGTTTAGACGTCCAAATGGGTGCGAATCAAGTCGCATTCCAGCAAATGATAATCATTATCATTTGCGGGTCCTTTCCGGCGATCCGCCTTGTTACGGGGCGGCGTCCGCGCAGATTATCGCTATTTATGAAAATTTTCTGGTTTATGCCATTTCCGTTCTTCTTCTTGTTTTCTCATTGTTTTTGTTGAAAACATCCTCTCTCCAGAAAGGAAATGCTAATCATGGAAAACGGAAGTTAACCGTTGATTGTTTCCTTTCTCTGTTTTGTGCCAGGAGTGAGCCATGGAGGTTAACAAAAAACGCTTATCCGAAATTTTCGGGGTGAGCGTCCGAACGATTCAGAACTGGCAGGAACAAGGTATGCCGGTTGCCCGCGGTGGTGGCAAGGGTAATGAGGTTCTCTTTGAATCTGCTGCCGCAATCGAATGGTACAGTGCGCGCGATGCAGCCATAGAAAATGAAAAGTTGCGGAAGGAAGTTGAAGATCTCCGCATTGCTTCTGAGTCCGATCTTCAACCTGGCACTATTGAATATGAGCGACACCGACTTACGCGAGCTCAGGCTGACGCTCAGGAATTAAAAAATGCAAAAGAGTCCGCTGAAGTGGTGGAGACCGCATTCTGCACGTTCGTGCTGTCGCGGGTAGCCGGAGAAATTGCCAGTATTCTCGATGGAATACCTCTGTCGGTTCAGCGGCGCTTCCCGGAGCTGGAGAACCGACATATTGATTTCCTCAAGAAGGACATCATTAAGGCCATGAACAAAGCAGCTGCGCTGGATGAAATGATACCGGGGTTGCTGAGTGAATATATCGAACAGTCAGGTTAAGGGGCTGCAGCACTCTGCGCGGGCGGGGCTACGTTCGCTTTACCGGCCAGAACCGCAAACAGCGGTTGAATGGGCAGATGAGAATTACTATCTCCCGAAAGAGTCTGCCTACCAGGAAGGGCGCTGGGAAACACTGCCCTTTCAGCGTGCAATTATGAATGCGATGGGCAATGACTATATCCGCGAAGTGAATGTCGTTAAATCTGCTCGTGTCGGCTACTCAAAAATGTTGCTCGGCGTTTACGCATATTTCATCCAGCATAAACAGCGTAACTCCCTAATATGGTTGCCAACCGACGGTGACGCTGAAAACTTCATGAAGTCTCATGTCGAACCGACCATTCGTGATATTCCGACGCTGTTGGCGCTTGCTCCTTGGTACGGCAAAAAACACCGGGACAATACGCTTAGCATGAAGCGTTTCTCAAATGGTCGTGGTTTCTGGTGCCTGGGCGGTAAGGCTGCAAAAAACTACCGTGAAAAATCCGTTGATGTGGCTGGCTACGACGAGCTTGCCGCTTTCGATGATGACATCGAGAAAGAAGGTTCTCCCACCTTTCTGGGAGATAAGCGTATTGAGGGTTCTGTATGGCCAAAATCCATTCGCGGCTCTACACCGAAAGTCAAAGGTACGTGCCAGATAGAAAGGGCTGCTAAGGAGTCAGAACATTTTCTTCGGTTCCATGTTCCATGCCCACACTGCGGGGAAGAGCAGTATCTGAAATTTGGCGATGAAGAGACACCATTTGGCTTTAAATGGTCTCCGGGAGAACCTTCCAGCGTTTACTACCTCTGTGAACACAATGCCTGTGTGATTAAACAACAAGAGCTGGATTTCCTTGAGGCCAGGTATATTTGTGATGAAACAGGTATCTGGACGCGAGACGGCCTTCACTGGTTTGCTTCATCCGGTACTGAAATTGAACCTCCTGACAGCGTTACATTCCACATCTGGACCGCTTACAGCCCGTTCACAACTTGGGTGCAGATCGTCAAGGACTGGATAAAAACAAAAGGTGATACGGGTAAGCGCAAAACCTTCGTTAACACGACCTTGGGCGAAACGTGGGAACCGAAAATAGGCGAACGACCCGATGCTGAAGTTTTAGCGGAGCGCAAAGAGCACTTTGAAGCGTCTGTGCCGGAGCGAGTGGCATATCTAACAGCGGGTATTGACTCCCAGCTTGACCGTTACGAAATGCGTGTATGGGGATGGGGACCGGGAGAGGAAAGCTGGCTTATCGACAAAATCATCGTTATGGGTCGTCATGATGATGAGTCGACTCTCGCTCGAGTGGATGAGGCGATCAACAGGACATATAAGCGCCAGAACGGTCTCGAAATGGTTATATCCCGCACTTGCTGGGATATTGGCGGCATTGATCCCACCATCGTCTACAACCGCTCAAAAAAACATGGTCTGTTTCGTGTGATCCCTATAAAGGGTGCGTCGGTTTATGGAAAGCCGGTGGCGAACATGCCACGCAAGCGTAACAAGAGTGGCGTTTACCTCACTGAGGTAGGAACAGACACCGCAAAAGAGCAGATTTATAACCGTTTCACGCTGGTGGCGCAAAGAGACGAGCCGCTGGCGGGAGCGGTTCATTTCCCGAATAACCCAGAAATCTACGATCTAACCGAGGCCCAACAACTAACTGCTGAAGAGCAGGTGGAAAAATGGGTAGACGGAAAGAAAAAGATCGTCTGGGACAGCAAAAAACGACGAAATGAGGCGCTCGATTGCTTTGTTTATGCACTGGCGGCGCTTCGTATCAGCATATCCCGCTGGCAGCTAAATCTTGATTCACTTCTGGCCAGCCTGCTGGAGGAAGAAGGCAGCCGTAACAATAACAAGACCCTGGCGGATTACGCGCGGGCATTATCTGGAGAGGAATAATGGCAACACAGACTGAACTGGATGCCGCGCGCGCTGCGTTACATGACCTGATGATGGGAAAGCGCGTGGCGACGGTACAGAAAGACGGTCGAAGAGTGGAATTTACAGCCACATCAGTCAGCGATCTCAAAAAATATATTGCTGACCTTGAATCTCAGGTTGGTACCACATCACGACGCCGGGGGCCAGCAGGGTTTTACGTATGAAAATACCATCTTTAGTGGGACCTGACGGGAAAACATCCCTTCGGGAATACGCGGGATATCATGGTGGTGGTGGCGGGTTTGGTGGGCAGCTGCGGGGCTGGAATCCGCCGAGTGAAAGTGCAGATGCCGCACTCCTTCCCAACTATTCTCGTGGAAATGCCCGCGCTGACGATCTGGTGCGAAATAATGGCTATGCAGCAAACGCCGTGCAGCTCCACCAGGACCACATCGTCGGGTCATTTTTCAGACTCAGTTATCGACCGAGCTGGCGCTATCTTGGCATCAATGAGGAGGATTCACGCGCATTTTCTCGGGATGTGGAAGCCGCCTGGAATGAGTATGCCGAAGATGACTTCTGCGGGATTGATGCCGAACGCAAGCGAACGTTTACGATGATGATTCGTGAAGGTGTAGCAATGCATGCGTTTAACGGTGAATTATGCATGCAGGCGACATGGGACAGCGATTCAACGCGTCTTTTCCGTACTCAGTTCAAAATGGTTAGTCCGAAGCGCGTCAGTAATCCAAGCAACATCGGTGATACCCGGAACTGTCGCGCCGGGGTAAAAATCAATAATAGTGGTGCTGCGCTGGGATATTACGTCAGCGATGACGGTTATCCTGGTTGGATGGCGCAGAACTGGACCTACATACCTCGCGAGCTCCCCGGAGGGCGCCCCTCTTTTATCCATGTCTTCGAACCGATAGAGGACGGACAGACCCGAGGAGCCAATGCGTTTTACAGCGTTATGGAGCAGATGAAAATGCTCGATACCCTGCAAAACACTCAGCTCCAGAGTGCGATAGTGAAGGCCATGTATGCTGCCACCATCGAGAGTGAGCTGGATACGCAGACGGCGATGGATTTCATTCTCGGCGCGGATAATAAAGAGCAGCAGAGCAAACTGACGGGCTGGCTCGGTGAAATGGCGTCCTATTACTCAGCTGCGCCGGTTCGCCTGGGTGGGGCAAGGGTTCCACACCTGTTGCCGGGTGATTCTCTCAACCTTCAGTCGGCGCAGGATACCGATAACGGCTACTCGACTTTTGAACAGTCACTGCTGCGCTATATTGCCGCTGGGCTGGGTGTATCGTATGAGCAGCTTTCGCGAAATTATTCTCAGATGAGTTACTCGACTGCGCGCGCAAGCGCTAACGAGTCATGGGCGTACTTCATGGGCCGTCGCAAGTTTGTGGCATCCCGACAGGCCTGTCAGATGTTTCTTTGCTGGCTGGAAGAGGCAATTGTCCGCCGCGTGGTCACACTTCCTTCAAAAGCCAGATTCAGCTTTCAGGAAGCGAGAACAGCCTGGGGAAATGCCAACTGGATCGGCTCAGGCCGCATGGCTATTGACGGGCTGAAAGAGGTACAGGAAGCCGTCATGCTCATCGAGGCTGGTCTCAGTACGTATGAGAAAGAATGCGCCAAACGCGGTGATGATTATCAGGAGATTTTTGCCCAGCAGGTCCGGGAAACAATGGAGCGTCGTGCTGCGGGTCTGAAACCACCGGCATGGGCCGCTGCCGCTTTTGAGGCTGGACTGAAAAAATCAAACGAGGAGGAGCAAGATGGCGCACGAGCTGCGTAATCTTCCGCATATCGCCAGTATGGCCTTTAATGAGCCGCTGATGCTTGAACCCGCCTACGCGCGGGTTTTCTTTTGTGCCTTAGCTGGTCAGCTGGGCATCACCCGGCTGACAGATACCGTCTCTGGCATCACGCTTGACGCCGGACAAATAGCCGAACCGCTGGCGCTGTTTGGTGATGATGATGACATGGAACCCCGACCATCGCGCAGCTATCAGGTGGCAAATGGTATCGCGGTCTTGCCGGTTTCCGGCACTCTGGTGAGTAAAACCCGTGCGCTGCAGCCTTATTCCGGGATGACGGGTTACAACGGGATCATCGCTCGCCTGCAGCAGGCCATCAGTGACCCCGGCGTCGACGGCATTCTGCTGGACATGGATACGCCGGGTGGAATGGTGTCAGGGGCATTTGACTGCGCTGACATTATTGCCCGTATGCGCGATATCAAACCCATCTGGGCGCTGGCCAATGACATGAACTGCAGTGCAGGTCAGCTTATTGCTAGTTCGGCATCGCGACGGCTGGTCACGCAAACGGCCAGAACCGGCTCCATCGGGGTAATGATGGCGCACAGCAACTATGGTGCTGCGCTAAAAACTAACGGCGTTGAGGTCACGCTGATTTACAGCGGAGATCACAAGGTCGACGGCAACCCTTACGAAAAGCTCCCTGAAGATGTGCGTGCTGATTTCCAGACGCGTATCGATGCCACCCGTCAGATGTTTGCCGAAAAAGTTTCCGCTTATACCGGTATGTCCGTTCAGGACGTACTGAACACCGAAGCGGCAGTATTTTCCGGCCAGGAGTCCGTGGATAACGGGCTGGCGGATGAACTTGTTAACAATACCGATGCGCTCGGCGTGATGCGCGAAGCACTCGACAGACGCAAAAAAACAACCCTTGGAGGAACTATGCCATCACCTTCTGCATCTGCAGCGACCAATAATCCAGCCGACCAGTCAGCTACTCAGACTACTGCACCGGCTGAGCAGGTCACCACGGTTGACGCAACCACTACTGCCGCAATGTCTCCAGTAGATGTGAGTGCTCAGGTCTCTGCAGCAGTAGCAGCAGAGAACGGTCGCATCATGGGGATCCTGAACTGCGAAGAGGCGAAAGGGCGAGAGTCACAGGCTCGCGTACTGGCCGAAACGCCGGGAATGACGGTCGAGAGCGCACAGCGCATTCTGGCTGCTGCACCGCAAAGTGCCCAGGCGCGTACCGATACGGCACTGGATCGCCTGATGGAAGCTGCACCAGGTGCAGTATCAGCAGGCAACGCATCGACTGATTCCGTTGATGATTTGTTAAATACTCCCGTTTAAGAGGCAATCATGGTAATTACCGAAGTTTTCACACATACCCAGCCGCTTGGTAACAGCGACCCGGCGCACACCGCGTATGGTCCAGGCGAACTGACGGCATCCACCCCAGCCATGACACCGCTCATGCTGGATGCTACCTCTGGCAAGCTGACCGCCTGGGATGGTACTCATGCTGGCGAGGCTGTGGGCGTTCTGGCTGTAACCGCAGACCAGAACAGCGCGGAACTGGCATATTACAAATCTGGCTCTTTCCGTATTGAAGATGTCCTCTGGCCATCTGCCGTCACCGACGACAACATTAAACGTAACGCGTTCGCCGGTACTGCAATCAGCATCGTTTAATCCGCATTTCTACAACCATCATCATTCATAAAAGCCGCTTGCGCGGCTTTTTTTACGGGAAAAATCTATGTCCGTTTACACCACTGCCCAACTGCTGGCGGTCAATGAGAAGAAATTCAAATTCGATCCGCTTTTCCTGCGTATCTTTTTCCGCGAAACCTATCCCTTCAGTACAGAGAAGGTTTACCTGTCGCAAATTCCTGGCCTGGTCAATATGGCGCTTTACGTCTCGCCGATTGTCTCCGGCAAAGTGATCCGCTCCCGTGGCGGCAGCACGTCTGAATTCACGCCGGGTTATGTGAAGCCGAAACACGAAGTTAACCCACTGATGACTCTCCGCCGCCTGCCGGATGAGGATCCGCAGAATCTCGCTGACCCGGTCTATCGCCGTCGCCGCATTATCCTTCAGAACATGAAGGATGAAGAGCTGGCGATTGCTCAGGTCGAAGAGAAACAGGCTGTTTCGGCGGTGCTCAGCGGTAAATACACCATGACCGGGGAAGCGTTCGAGCCTGTTGAAGTCGATATGGGCCGCAGCGCTGGTAACAACATTGTCCAGGCCGGTGCGGCTGCATGGTCAACCCGCGACAAAGAAACGTATGACCCGACCGATGACATTGAAGCCTACGCGCTCAACGCCAGCGGTGTGGTCAACATCATTGTGTTCGATCCGAAAGGCTGGGCGCTGTTCCGTTCCTTCAAGGCTGTTGAGAAGAAGCTGGATACGCGTCGTGGTTCTAACTCTGAGCTGGAAACTGCCGTGAAAGACCTGGGTATGGCTGTTTCATACAAGGGGATGTTTGGCGATGTGGCCATCGTGGTGTACTCCGGCCAGTACGTCGAAAACGACGTCAAAAAGAATTATCTGCCGGACCTGACAATGGTGCTGGGGAATACCCAGGCTCGTGGCCTGCGTACCTATGGCTGCATTCTTGATGCTGATGCCCAGCGCGAAGGTATCAATGCCTCGACACGCTACCCGAAAAACTGGGTGCAGTCGGGGGATCCGGCGCGCGAATTCACCATGATTCAGTCAGCTCCGCTGATGCTGCTGCCAGACCCTGACGCATTCGTCTCCGTCAAACTGGCATAACTTCCCCCAGTGGCCCTGTCGGGCCACCTTTCTGGAGTATTTCCCATGACAGAAAAAGAAAAGCTGGTCGCCCGCCTGAATGAACTTGGGACCCAGCTTAACCGCGAGGTCAGTACCAGCGGCACCATTCAGGAACTGACGATGCGTATTGCTGAGCTTGAAGAGGAACTGGATGGCAATGCCGGGTCAGTTGACGGTGAAAACGGCGTGCAGAATGCTTCCGACAGCACCGACAGCACCGACAGCACCGACAGCACCGACAGCACCGACAGCAATGTTGCTAACGTGGCAAAAGTAAAAACGGAATCGGCCACAACGGGTGACCTGGTATCAGTAGAAACGCTGGCCACCCTGCATATTGACGCTCTGCATGCCACGCGTAACGAGCCGGTATCTATCGTAGAGCCTGGTGTGATTATCCGCGTATCTGAACAGGATGCCGACGACTTGATCGCAAAGGGGCTGGCTTTCGAAGTCTGAAGGGGGCCACATGGCTGATTTCGATAATCTCTTTGACGAGGCCATGTCGCGAGCTGATAGCGCTATCCGTGGTGTGATGGGCACAGAGGCAAAGGTGATGTCAGGCGCTTTGTCAGGTGCCACCCTGGTCGGTGTATTCGATGATCCAGAAAATATCGGATATGCCGGTGCCGGGATTCGTGTTGAAGGAACCAGCCCGACCCTGTTTGTGGAAACCGCCACTGTCAGGCAGCTGCAGCGTATGGACACGCTGACGATTAACGGTCGGCAATTCTGGGTTGAACGTATTGGTCCGGATGACTGTGGCTCCTGTCATATCTGTCTGGGTAACGGCTCTCCACCTGCATCTTCGCGTCGCCGTTAAGGAGCGCATATGTCCATAAAAGGCCTTGAACAGGCCATAGAAAACCTTAACAGCATCAGCAAAACGGCTGTTCCGCGGGCATCGGCGCAGGCCGTTAACCGCGTGGCAAACCGGGCCGTCAGCCGCAGCGTGGCAGTCGTATCAAAAGATACGCGCGTACCGCGAAAACTGGTAAAGCAACGCGCCAGGGTGAAGCGTGCGACGGTCAATAGACCTCGTGCACTTATCCGGGTAAACCGGGGAAATTTACCGGCCATTAAACTCGGTACCGCAAGCGTGCGACTTTCCCGCAGAAAACGGGACAAGAAAGGGGCCAACAGCGTTCTGCGCATAGGGCCATTTCGTTTTCCGGGCGGCTTTATCCAGCAACTTAAAAATGGTCGCTGGCATGTCATGAGGCGGACTTCAAAACCTCGTTACCCCATTGAAGTGGTCAGCATCCCGCTGGCAGCTCCATTAACTACGGCATTTAAAGAAGAACTGCCGAAGCTCATGGAGTCAGATATGCCCAAAGAGCTCCGGGCATCCCTTACCAACCAACTCAGGTTAATTCTGACACGATGAAACACAGCGATATTCGCAAGGTGATTATTGACGCGCTGGAAAGCGCGATTGGTACTGATGTCATTTATTTTGACGGCAGACCTGCAGTGCTCGAAGAGGGTGATTTTCCCGCTGTTGCCGTCTACCTGACAGATGCGGAATACACAGGGGAAGAACTGGACGCCGATAGCTGGCAGGCCATTCTGCATATCGAAGTCTTTCTTGAGGCTCAGGTACCTGATTCTGATCTGGATGACTGGATGGAGACGAGAGTGTATCCGGTTCTCGCAGAGGTTACTGGGCTTGAATCTCTTATCACCACAATGGTTCAGCAGGGCTATGACTACCAGCGCGATGACGATATGGCGCTGTGGAGTTCTGCCGACCTGAAATATTCCATTACTTACGACATGTGAGGACCCTATGGCCACACCAAACCCGCTGGCACCAACAAAAGGTGCTGGTACCACCCTCTGGGTTTACACCGGAACTGGTGATCCATACGCCAATCCGCTTTCAGACGTTGACTGGCTGCGCCTGGCAAAGATTAAAGACCTGCAGCCCGGAGAACTGACAGCTGAATCGGAAGATGACACCTACATCGATGATGAGAATGCCGACTGGACATCAACGATGCAGGGGCAGAAATCAGCCGGTGAAACAAACCTGACGCTCGCATGGATGCCGGAGGATTCCGGTCAGCAGGACCTGGTGAACTGGTTCGATGAAGGCACCGTGAAGGGGTATAAAATCAAATATCCGAATGGTGTTGTCGATGTCTTTAAGGGCTGGGTGAGCAGTCTCGGCAAGACCATCTCGTCTAAAGAGGTCATGACCCGCACGGCAAAAATCACCAACAATGGCAAACCATCGCTGGCCGAAGACAGTGGTACCGCGCCGATTGCCGTTACGGGGATCAGCCTGGATAAATCCACGGCGGCTGTGGCTGTCGCGGCCACGACGCAACTGGTTGTTTCTGTCCTGCCAGCAAGTGCTTCAGATAAGTCTTTCCGCGTAGCCAGTTCTGATCCGTCAAAAGCAACGGTCACCGTCAGCGGCAATACCCTGACTGTTACCGGCGTGGCGGCAGGCACCGTCGAGATCATCGTAATGAGCAATGACGGTAACTTTGTGGCGATCTGCAAAGTCACTGTTTCCTGATAACCGGGGCGAAAGCCCCGTTCCCCCGGAGTAATTATGTTTCTAAAGAGCGAGCTGCTTGAAAGTAACGGCAGCAGCGTCACATTGTTCCAGCTGTCGGCGCTGCAGCGTATTGAATACCTCGAATACCTGAAACAACTTGAGGCGGTTGAAGCTGGTGATTTTCAGGCTGCCATTACCCTTACCGTGAAGAGTGGAGCATATCTGGTGGCAATGTCACTCTGGCATGGCCACGCGCTTAAAGGATCGCAGGGAGAAAACGCGGCGGCGGAAGTGGAGCAGATTCAGGATGAGGTCATGCAGACATGGCCGACCGAACTTGTTGCCGAAGCCGAATATAAGGTGAAACTCCTGTCCGGGATGATTGCGCCGGTCACTGATGACCAGGCTGAGCCCGGTGAAGAACGTAATGAACCCGCTGAACCTGTTACTGCGGAAAAGCCCTCGCCAGTGAGCTGAAGTTTGCCATGAAACTGGCGCGTGAGTTCGGTCGCCCGGACTGGCGTGCCATGCTTGCTGGCATGTCCTCAACGGAATACGGCGACTGGAAAATCTTCTACCAGGACAATTACTTTCATGATGCGCAGCTGGATGCTCATTTCTCCGGTTTGCTCTACACCATCTCAACCCTGTTTTTTGCTGATCCGGAATTAACACCGGACAGTTTCAGCATCCTTTCCCCTGTATCGGAAAGCATCGACGTTGATGAGCCGGATGACGATACGCTGATGGCGAAGGCTGCAGGTATTTCAGGAGGCGTGCGCTATGGCCCAGACGGCAGTGGGTGATCTGGTCGTTAACCTTGACGTTAACTCGACGAAATTTAACGAGCAGCTTAACTACGTCAAAAAAGAATTAAAGCAGACTGGCAGCGCGGCGAACGACGAAGCGCTACGGATCCAGCAGTCCTTTAGCCGCCAGGAGAACGCCGCGCGCAAGGCGGGTATTTCAATAGGCCAGTATAACGCAGCAATGCGTATGCTTCCGGCGCAGTTTACCGATATAGCTACGCAGCTAGCGGGCGGGCAGAACCCATGGCTGATTCTGCTTCAGCAGGGCGGTCAGGTTAAGGACTCCTTTGGCGGGATAATACCAACATTCAGGGCCTTACTGGGTACGATCTCACCGTTGATGGTCGGCATCGGTGCGCTGTCCGCCGCAACGGGTGCGCTGTTCTATGCCTGGTACCAGGGCTCATCCACACTATCTGACTTCAACAAAACGCTGGTACTGTCGGGGAACACGGCCGGATTGACTGCCGATCGTATGTTGGCGCTGGCACGAAACGGCCAGGCAGCGGGGCTGACGTTCAATCAGACCAGCGAAGCCCTGAGCGAGCTTATCAACGCGGGGGTGGGCGCGAGTTCGCGCTTTGATGAAATGAGCCAGGCGGTGGCGCGATTTACTGATGCCTCCGGCGTGCCGGTGGAAAAAGTCGCAGCCGCATACGGCAAGCTCACTACTGACCCTACATCAGGCCTGATCGCGATGGCTCAGCAGTTCCACAACGTTACGGCCGAACAGATTGCCCATGTGGCACAGCTGCAGCGTGCCGGTGATGAGGCTGGCGCACTGCAGGCGGCTAATCAGGCTGCTACTGCCGGATTCAACGATCAGACCAAGGCCATCCGCGACAATATGGGGACGATTGAGTCTTCAGCGGATTCCCTGAAGCGTGCCTTCAAGTCGATGTGGGATGCTGCACTTGATATTGGCAGACCTGACACCGCCCAGGAGATGGTGGCAAAAGCCCAGGCCGCGTTTAAAAAGGCTGATGAAATCTGGAACCTGCGTAAAGGTGACCGATATGTCAATGATGAGGCTCGCGCCCGATTCTGGAATGACCGCGAAACGGCCAGGCTTGCGCTGGATATGGCGCAGCAGCAGGCGGGAATTGCCAGGGCGAACGAAGAGAATGCATCGCGCGAAGCGGCTGCGGAATCGGATCGCCAGAAGTATGCTGCGCAGGCACAGGCAAACTATGCCAAAACGCAGACGGCACTGGAGAAATACACGGCCAGGCAGAGCGAGCTCAACAAGGCGCTGAAAGAGGGGCGGATCCTCCAGGCTGACTACAACATCAACCTGGCTGCCGCGAAAAAAGAGTACGAAGACACCCTTAAAAAGCCGAAGAAAACACCTGCAGTCAGGACTCCTGCCGGTACCCGTGCAACCGATGCGGCCAGCGCCCAGACGATGGAGCTGGAAGCACAGCTGCGCACCCTGCAGGAGCATAAGGGGATAAATGACACCATCAGCCAGCAGCGTCAGGAGCTGTGGCGTAAGCAGTCCCGTTTTACGGTTCTGGAAGAGGCCGCGAAGACCCGGACGCTTTCTGCCGAGGAAAAATCCCTGCTGGCCAGTAAAAGCGAGGTGCTTTCCCGTGCGGAGCTGAACGCGAAGCTCGGCGATCAGATAGTGGCGCAGGAGCGGCTTAATCGCCTGCAGGATACGTCCCAAAAATACGTCACGCAGATCGGCGAGAAAACCCGAGCCCTGGCGGAAAGTGCTGGTATGAGCAGTCGTGCAGCACAACGCCGCAACGAGGAGGCCCAGCTTCTTCAGGGGTGGAAAAATGGTGGAGGTTCCGAAAACGATGCCGGTTATCAGAATGAGCTGCAGGGGCTGCATGCGTATTACGCCGAGCAGGATAAGCTTCGGGGTGACTGGCAATCCGGAGCCAAATCCGCATGGGCAGATTATGTTGATTCTGCTTCTGATGCTTATGGCCAGATAAAGTCGTTTGCCAGCAGTACGTTTGATGGCATTGGGCAAAATATGGCTGACATGCTGACGCGCGGAAAGGCTGACTGGGCTGACTTCACCCGCTCCACGCTCTCCATGCTGACACAGATCCTGCTGAAACAGGCGATGGTAGGCCTGGTGGATTCAGCATCAACCGCGCTGGGATTTGCAGGTGGCGGTTATACCGGTTCAGGCGGGAAATATGAGCCAGCAGGTGTCGTTCACCGTGGTGAGTTTGTTTTCACCAAAGAGGCTACCAGCAGGATCGGCGTCGGCAATCTTTACCGGATGATGAAAGGCTATGCAACGGGAGGGTATGTCGGGGGCGGTGGTACAGGCCCGGCTGCAGCACCTTTCGGTGTCAGTGTGTATGCCCCGGTGACGGTCGAGAATGCTTCCGGTAACGCACAGCAGCAAAACGACGGAGACAGGCTGGGTAAGGCGTATCAGCAGGTGATTAACAAATCTGTCAATGATGGTATCGCTAGGGCAATCCAGCCCGGTGGGCTTATCTGGAATGCGACCAATCGCAGGTAACAGTTATGACGATAGAAACATTCCCCTGGGGCATTAAGGTTTCCAGCCAGCCCACCGAGGGAAGTAAAGACATAGTCAGGAAAGTCCAGTTCGGCGACGGGTACGCACAGGTGAGCGGCTCCGGCCTGAATGATGAGATTCGCACCTATGAATATTCCTTTTCAGGAGATCCGACTACAGCGAATGAAATCCATGCCTTCCTTCGTCGGCATAAAGTGAAGTCATTTATTTTCACTCCGCCTTTCGGCGATACCGCGCTGTGGCGTGTAGAGGCTGACACGCTCAAAAAGGTGGTTAAAAACGTAAAAGTGATAACCGTAACCGCAACGTTTGAACAGGCATTTACACCATGAGTCTTAATGCTGATTATCAAAAACTTGAGCCGGGCAATGAAGTCCGGCTTTTTTCTGTCGATGGTACAGCGTTCGGTATGTCAGATGTGCTCCGCTTCCACGCACACAATATCGCGCACACCCCGGAAGAGATTGAAGCCGCAGGCGGCGACGAGAATAAACTTCCGGCGAAGTCCATCTGGTGGCAGGGGGAGGAGTATAAAGCCTGGCCGTGTCAGGTTGAGGGTATTGAAGCGACCACGGATGGTACCAGCCCACAGCCAAAACTGAGGGTGGCGAACCTGGACAGCTCGATCTCAGCGCTCTGTCTGGCGTATGACGATCTGCTGCAGGCGAAAGTGAGTATCCACGACACGCTGGCACAGTATCTGGACGCCAGAAATTTTCCGCAGGGCAATCCCACTGCAGACCCGTCACAGGAAAAGCTGAAGGTCTTTTATATCGATGCCAGAAGCACCGAGACGGATGAAGTTGTCGAATTTACGCTTTCCAGTCCGATGGATTTACAGGGCCAGATGATTCCGACGCGTCAGCTGCATTCGTTATGCAGCTGGTGCATCCGGAACAAGTACCGGACCGGCGACGGCTGCGACTATGCCGGAACGCGCTATTTCGACAAAAACAATAATCCGGTTGACGATCCCTCGCTGGATGTCTGCACCGGCACGCTGACGGCCTGCAAGCTCCGGCACGGAGACAGCAACGAACTGCCGTTCGGCGGTTTCCCGGGTACATCTCTTATCAGGAGCTGATATGCGTCAGAAAACCATTGATGCCATCATGGCACACGCTGCAGCGGAATATCCGCGCGAGTGCTGCGGCGTGGTGGCACAGAAAAGCCGGGTTGAGCGCTATTTTCCCTGTCGTAATCTCGCAGCAGAGCCGACTGAACATTTTCACCTGTCCCCCGAAGATTACGCAGCGGCAGAAGACTGGGGGACGGTGGTAGCCATTGTTCACAGCCATCCTGACGCGACGACACAGGCCAGCGAGCTTGATAAGGCGCAGTGTGATGCAACACTGCTGCCCTGGCATATTGTGAGCTGGCCAGAGGGGGATTTACGTACCATTCAGCCACGCGGGGAGCTCCCATTGCTGGAGCGACCGTTTGTGCTTGGCCACTTCGATTGCTGGGGTCTGGTAATGAGCTATTTCCGGCAGACCCACGGTATCGAGCTCTACGATTACCGGGTGGATTATCCCTGGTGGGAAAACGACTACCCGGACAATTTCTATCAGGATTGCTGGTATGAATGCGGATTCAGGGAGTTTGACGGCCCGACTCAGGAAGGGGACCTCGTCATCATGCAGGTGCAGGCTGATAAGTGGAATCATGCCGGGATTTTACTGGAGGGTAACATGCTGCTGCACCATCTTTACGGGCATCTGAGCCAGCGAGTTCCTTATGGCGGATACTGGCAGGAGCGCACGATGAAGATCGTTCGCTATAAAGATGTAATGGCAGGTGAAACATGCAGGAAGTAATGACCCGCATTGAGCTTGGCGGCGTGCTCGGGAAATCATTCGGTAAAATTCACCACCGCCTGATTTCCCGTGTAAGCGAGGCGGGAGTGGCGCTCGCAAAGACTATTCCGGGCTTTGAGCAGTTTATGATTTCCAGCCAGCGCCGTGGGCTCACATACTCCGTATTTAAGGGTAAAAAAAACATCGGTGTGGATGACCTCGGTTTCCCGGTTACCGGCGATGTTATCCGCATTGTCCCGGTAATCATCGGGAGTAAAAAAGCCGGTTTGATTCAAACTATCCTGGGCGCAGTATTAGTGATTGCATCGATCTGGATGCCAGGTCTGAGTATAGCTGCCAGCAATATGATGTTTGCTGCTGGTGCGTCCATAACGCTGGGGGGGGTAGTTCAGATGATATCCCCTCAGGCTACAGGGCTGGCCAGCAAACAGAGCTCAGATAACCGCGCCTCATACGCGTTCGGCGGAGTCACAAATACCGCCGCACAGGGTTACCCGGTTCCGCTCCTGTACGGCCGCCGGAGAATCGGCGGGGCAATTATTTCTGCCGGAATTTATGTCGAAGATCAGCAGTAGTTAACAAACCTTTTTACAAGCCACCTTCGGGTGGCTTTTTTTATGGGCGCGATATGGCTAAAACAATTACCGGACGAAAAGGCGGGAGCTCCAGTTCCCGAACTCCCACCGAACAGCCTGATGATCTGCAATCTGTAGCGAAGGCAAAGATCCTCGTTGCGCTTGGGGAAGGGGAGTTTGCTGGACAGCTCACCGGGAAGGATATCTACCTGGACGGAACGGCGCTGGAGAACGCCGACGGCTCCCAAAACTTCAGCGGCGTTACGTGGGAATTTCGTCCGGGGACTCAGGCACAAAAATATATTCAGGGTATCCCCGGCACCGAAAATGAAATCAGCGTGGGCACCGAAGTGTCAAGCACCACCGGCTGGACACATACCTTTACCAACACGCAACTGTCAGCCGTTCGCCTGCGCCTCAAGTGGCCATCGCTTTTTAAACAGGAGGATGATGGCGATCTGGTTGGCTATTCAATTAACTACGCTATTGATCTGCAGACCGATGGCGGCACCTGGCAGACGGTACTTAATACCAGCGTAACCGGCAAGACAACTTCCGGCTACGAACGCAGCCATCGCATTGACCTACCGCAGGCAGGCAGCACATGGACGGTGCGCCTGCGTAAGCTAACGGCGGATGCCAACAGCGCGAAAATTGGTGACACGATGACGCTGCAGAGCTATACAGAGGTCATTGACGCCAAACTGCGTTATCCAAATACCGCGCTGCTGTACATCGAATTCGACTCAAGCCAGTTTAACGGCTCTATCCCGCAAATATCCTGCGAACCGCGAGGGCGTGTAATCCGCGTTCCGGATACGTATGACCCGGAGACCCGCACCTATAGCGGCACATGGACGGGGGCGTTTAAGTGGGCGTGGACGGATAATCCAGCCTGGATTTTTTACGATCTGGTGGTGAGCGACCGCTTTGGGCTGGGCAATCGCCTGACGGCGGCCAATATTGATAAATGGACGCTTTACCAGGTCGCGCAATATTGCGATCAGCCGGTTCCTGATGGTAAAGGCGGTAGCGGCACTGAGCCTCGCTATACCTGCAACGTGTATGTGCAGGAGAGGAATGACGCCTATACCGTGTTACGAGATTTTGCGGCGATATTCCGGGGCATGACTTACTGGGGTGGCGATCAAATCGTTGCGCTGGCGGATATGCCCCGCGATGTGGATTACAGCTACACGCGTGCAAACGTGGTTAATGGGCGCTTTACCTATTCGGGCAGCACCACGAAAACCCGCTATACCACAGCACTGGTTTCCTGGTCCGATCCGGGTAATGCCTACGCGGATGCGATGGAGCCTGTATTTGAGCAGGATCTCGTTGCTCGCTTTGGCACAAATCAGCTCGAAATGACAGCCATTGGTTGTACCAGACAGTCAGAAGCGAACCGAAAGGGGCGCTGGGGTATTCTCACCAACAACAAGGATCGCGTTGTTTCGTTCGATGTCGGGCTGGACGGAAACATACCGCAGCCTGGCTATATCATCGCTGTGGCAGACGAGCTGCTTTCCGGAAAGGTTATGGGCGGACGCATCAGCGCCGTTAATGGTCGCGTTATCAAACTTGACCGTGTAGCTGATGCGGCAGCAGGTGATCGCCTTATCCTCAACCTTCCCTCCGGAGCGTCACAGAGCAGGACAATTCAGGCGGTTAACGGGGAATCGGTCACAGTCACCACCGCATACAGTGAGACGCCGCAGGCCGAAGCTGTCTGGGTGGTTGAGTCAAACGAACTGTACGCACAGCAGTACCGTGTTGTGAGCGTCACTGATAACGATGATGGCACTTTCACCATTACCGGTGCATGGCACGATCCGGATAAATATGCCCGAATCGATACCGGAGCCATTATTGACCAGCGGCCGGTGAGCGTGATCCCGCCGGGCAATCAGTCACCGCCAGACAACATCGTAATCAGTTCGTTTTCGGTGGTGCAGCAGAATATCAGCGTCGAAACCATGCGCGTGAGCTGGGACCAGGCGCAGAATGCTATCGCCTATGAAGCGCAATGGCGCCGCAACGACGGGAACTGGGTTAACGTGCCGCGCAGTTCCACCACGTCATTCGACGTTCCTGGGATTTATGCCGGGCGCTATCTGGTACGTGTACGCGCCATCAATGCCGCAGAAATTTCATCCGGATGGGGCTATTCAGAAGAGAAAACGCTGACTGGTAAAGTGGGCAATCCACCGAAGCCGGTTGGCTTTATCGCCTCTGAAAACGTGGTGTTCGGTATCGAGCTGAACTGGGGATTCCCGGCGAATACCGACGACACGCTGAAGACGGAAATTCAGTACAGCCTGACCGGTACTGAAGACGATGCCATGCTGCTGGCCGATGTGCCTTACCCGCAGCGCAAATATCAGCAGATGGGCCTTAAGGCTGGGCAGATTTTCTGGTACCGCGCGCAGCTGGTTGACCGCAGCGGTAACGAGTCAGGTTATACCGGCTGGGTTCGTGGGCAGGCCAGTATCGATGTTTCTGACATCACAGATGTGATCCTTGAAGACATCAAAGGATCTGAGACGTTCAAAGACCTGATCGAGAACGCTGTGGACAGCAATGAAAAAATTGCTGGCATGGCTGACGACATCAAACAGGCCAACGATGAACTTGAACTCCAGGCGCAGGAAATCGCAAAAAACGCGCAGGACATCGGGCAGGTTCAGACCAGCGTTAATGAGCTTTCTAGCACGGTCGGTGATGTGTCGTCTTCTCTCTCAGATCTTGAGCAGACTGTTGCGACTGCTGATACCGCACTGGGCCAGCGAATCGACAGCATCAGCGTGTCTATGGACGGCATGACGGGCGGGGTGAAGAACTCTGCTATCGCAATTATCCAGAACGGGCTGGCACAAGTGGCTACGCGTAAATCGTTGTCAGCTTCGGTCGCAGGGAACAGTGCGCAGCTGGATCGTATTGATGAGGTAATCGTTAACGAGAAGGAGGCAACGGCGCGTTCTCTGCTGAGCCTGCAGACGGATGTCAACGGCAACAAGGCATCCATAAACAGCCTGAATCAGACGTTCTCCGACTATCAGCAGGCTACGGCCACGCAGATAAACGGCATAACGGCGACGGTGAACGGGCATACCTCCGCCATCACCACTAACGCTCAGGCGATAGCCAACGTTAATGGCGACCTCAGCGCGATGTACAACATCAAGGTTGGCGTTTCCAGCAACGGTCAGTATTACGCCGCGGGGATGGGTATCGGCGTGGAGAATACGCCATCCGGCATGCAGTCGCAGGTTATCTTCCTGGCTGATCGCTTCGCCGTCACCACGGCAGCCGGAAATAGCGTGGCTTTGCCGTTTGTGATCCAGAACGGGCAGACATTCATCCGGGCCAGCTTCATCCAGGACGGCACCATTGAGAACGCCAAAATCGGCAACTATATCCAGTCGAATAACTATGTGGCTGGTACTGCAGGCTGGAAGCTTGATAAGGGCGGAACGTTCGAAATTAACGGCGTGGCCGGGGGCGGGAGGATGCTGATATCGAGCACTCTCATTCGTATCTATGACAGTAACAACGTGCTGCGCGTCAGAATGGGGTTATGGTAATGCCACAGGGTTTGCAATGCTGGGACAGTGCAGGGCGGGTTGCAGTGGATTTAAGCGATTACGCGATCCGTTACATGGGCAGCGCAACGGTTTCGCTTGCTTCAGGAGAGACGTCAAAAAATGTCGCTTTTTCTGGCGCAACGCAGGACGGGACGTTTGTCACCATCGTTTCAACTGGCGTGACTGTAAACGAGTATTTTTGCCGCGCTTATAACGGCGGCTTTACTCTCTACTATCTCCCCACGGGTGGAAGTGCCGCAATCACTCTCAATGTTGAGGTTTATAACTTTCAATGAGCGGATTCGAAGTTTACAACAGCAACGGAAAACTGCTGGTGGATTCACAAAACAGATCGACCCTGTTTTATGATCAGCGCACGCTGGGTGCCGTAACCGATAAAGGTGCCTACCGCGTTAACAGCCCGTTTGGTGATGGCAGTACGCTCGGCTTTACGCAGCAGTCATTCTGGAACGACGGCCGTTTAAGGTGGCTGCAGCTGGGCACAAACAAATACGGTTTTCCTGGTGCTGATATGCTTGAAGATAATGCTGGTAGCATGATCCGAACTGCGCGAAATATTGGCATGCAGAGTGGTTATCTCGATGTGTTTGACAGTGCCGGTAGCCTTATCTGGAGCGCTGCATCAGCCTCTAAGATGCCGAGAGTCGTTGGGTTCTTTGATGTACCAGCAAACTATGACCTGCAGAACAATACCTTTTCAGTCAGTTTAAGTTTCAACCCCTGGATTCTGGTAAACAACTGCCCGGGAAACCTCAGCGATGATGGTACGGTCGTCGGTTATTCAGGTGTGGTGCTCAAATGGACTGGCTCACAGCTGCAGGGCAGATACATTTCAAATAATCAGCGCAGCTGGAGCCAGACGTTTCAGGGGCGAGGCCTAAGAATCCCCATTGCTCAGTTTGTTGGAATTTGAGACGGGAGGAACGCGCGGGTAATGAGTCGCGATCATATCTTGTTTTACGCCGTTTGCTGAATTGAAGCGATACACCACATCCAGCTTATCCGTTTTTTTATAACAAATATTACTTAACCGTTTTTTAATATGTCGGCTGAATATTCCGTTGCTGCTGTCTGAAATAACTTCTACTTCTCTGGTGGCACAGTCGATATTAACGTGAATATCGCCACCCAGCGATAAACGAGCGGCATCAACGGGATAGTCCATCTGGAATGCGTTATCTGTGTGTTTGTTCGTACATCCAGCCAACAGCAAAAGCGCTGCAGCAAATAAAAGTTTCATTTCAACATTCCTGTTTATGCGGGAACTTCCATTTTATTTGAGTTTAAAAAATAGTCAGATTGATATGAGCGATCAATTTTACACGATTGATCGCTTTTAACGATCGTTATTATCGTGAGGTAGTTCATGCTTTATAACACCGGCACCATCGCAATTAACGGAAATACCGCAACCGGCTCCGGCACAAACTGGACAGCTCCCGCCAGCCAGGTCCGCGCTGGCCAGACGATTATCGTGATGTCTAACCCGGTTCAGCTGTTTCAGATTTCATCCGTGAACAGCGCCACGTCAATGACGGTTACTCCAGCTGCTTCCCCGGCGCTGAGCGGCCAGAAGTACGGCATTCTGGTATCAGACATTATCTCGGTTGATGGACTGGCACAGGCGATGTCACAGCTCATCAACGAGTACGATGAGAACATTGGCGCGTGGGAGACGTTCGCCACCACATCAGCAAACCAGAGCATCACTGTCACCATAAACGGCACCCCCGTGACCATCCCCGGAATCGGTAAGCTGGCACAGAAAGGGACCAACGGTGCTCTCCCGATTGATCAGGGCGGGACCGGTGCAACGACCCCAGAAGGGGGGAGAAGAACTCTAGGCCTCGGAAGTGCTGCCACGGCCAATGCAACTATAGATAAATTAATGCCTGGCGTTAACTCAGAGAATCTTTTTAGCGCAAAATCTATAGGGATGGCAGTAGCGCGTCATATAGATAATTTCTCTGATACAACCTTAATTGGTTTTGGCCGCTACACTGGCAGTACAATTAATAAACCGCAGGGGAATGGTGTAGGCTTGCAATTGCAGTTTGACAACACCCCATCGACTACGTGGTTTGTATGGACAACTGATGGCCGGGCATTTATTCAGACGGCACATGCACAGAACGAGACCTACAATTGGCATGAAGTTTACACGACGGCAAATACGACGAAATCCAGTGACGGTACTTTGAAGTCCGCCTCTCCGGTCGCCCGTATTGTCAAATCGCAGGAAGAAAACCAGCGTATGGATGTGGATAAAAATGGCTTTGCATGGTGTGGATGCGGCACAGCAAACGAAGAAGCTGAAGGTATCAGTATTTCACGTCAGGAAACCGGAGTGTATGTGATTACCGGTTCGTCTGGCCTGGCATCACAAGGCTGGCAGTTGATTCCACCAATGGACCCAGGAGGTATGGGTGAACTTGGCATTGTCGAAGGAGAAGAGACGGAAAGCGGCGAAATCACGATCCGCCTGTTCAGGCGTAAATACATGATGATTGATGACGGCGAAATTATAAAAGTCAAAGGCGAGCCGATCGACGTCCCGGTCTGCAGTTGGATCGATGTTCGTATGGATATGCCAGAAGACAGCGTCTGGAACCGGAAGCAGGCAGAAGCAAACAATGGCTCCGATATACCGGATGGGCCGGGATCTGAAAGTTGACGCAACCACGCCGTATGCAAGAACGTGCTGCGGCTGGCTGGCGAACTTTCGATAGTGCGAGTATTGAATGATTTCCAGCCGTTACCGATTTTACTATGTTTTCAGTAGAACACTCAGACAAAACTGAGACACACAAAGCTTTGCATTGGATTGCAAGGATTTGTGCTTCTCTGGAGAACGACATGTTTGATAACAAAAAATTAGCGCAAGAAGACAAAAATCACCTTGCGCTAATGCTCTGTCTCAGGTCACTAATACTATCTAAGTAGTTGATTCATAGTGACTGGATATGTTGCGTTTTGTCGCATTATGTAGTCTATCATTTAACCACAGATTAGTGTAATGCGATGATTTTTAAGTGATTAATGTTATTTTGTCATCCTTTAGGTGAAAAAGGTTGAGTCGCAAAGCGGAATGCATCTAGCATAAAGCCTTA